CCGATAATAAAAATTTCGCATATATTTTGTATATTTGGAACGTAGGTAAATTTAAAAATAACTTATCAAAATTTTATAACTATTATGGCTGATTACAAGCATCAAAACATCTCTCCAGACGCGTTGGAAGACGAAGCGAGAGTGCCAAGGCAGACAAATGCCTTTAGCGAAAAAAACTATCTAAACGTTAAACTTGCAAAAGGGCAGGATTCTAAAGAGCTAAGAATACGCCTCCTCCCAATCGACAAGGATTCAAATTCACCATTCAAGACAGTATGGATGCACACCGTGCAGGTTAGTCCCGAGGTTTCTCCGAAGACACCTTGGAAGTCTTACGTATGTCTTAACAGAACTGAGGATATTGATCACGAGACTCTCGGCGAGAAGTGCCCGTTCTGCGAACTCAACCACATAGCATATGAAAATATGAAGGAGTGGACGAACAAGGCAGAGGAAGCAAAGAAGAAAGGGGAGCTTTCAGAGGAAAGTAAGTGTAGGCTCGAGGCTGACAGGTGGAAGAAAATTTCACTTGCAAACAAGCCCTCAGAGGTTTGCGTTATGCGTTGCATTGAGCGCGGTGCGGAGGACGACGGTCCTAAGTTCTGGAAGGTAACAGTCCGCAGTGACTTCAAGGACCCGAAGAACCTTATCAAAAAACTCTTCAAGGACAGGTGGCAGGAAAGTATCGATGAGGCCAAGGCTGACAATAATGGAGAACTTCCTGATGGCTTCGAACCCGAGAACATTCTTGACGTGGAGAATGGACGCGACTTAAAGGTTACGATTTCGCGTGTTTACGATAAGGAAGGGCGTCCTACCGACAAGACTAGCATTTCTATCGTTGACTACGGTAAGAATAAACCGCTTTCACCGGACCCGGAACTTATCGACAAGTGGATTAACGACGATAAGGTATGGAGCGATGTATTCGTTGCGAAGCCTTACGACTATCTGTCAATCATTATTGATGGTGGCGTTCCGTTCTACGATAAGGAAAATAAGAAATGGATTCCAAAGATAAAGAACTCAGAAGATCAAGAGAAGAGGGAAGAGCAGAAGCAAGAAGCTGAGAAGAGGGCTGATAAGGCTATCGAAGCTGCAAAGCAGAAGGCACTTTCCGCTGCTGAGGATGACACGGAACCAGATGAAACAGAGGAGTTACCGTTCTAATATGTGTAAGCTGATATTCAACTACGGGTGCATGAATGCGGGCAAGAGTATGCTCTTGCTCGCTAAAGCATATAATTTCGAGGAACGCGGAATACCATACGTTATTTTTAAGAGTAGCGTAGATACGCGTGACAAGGGTGTTATCCATAGTCGTCCACTTGGTGATAAGGAATGCTGCACCATAACTCCGGAAGAATCTTTTTTCGAAAAGATAGATTTGGCGAATACTGATGTTAAGTGGCTTCTTGTGGATGAGGCTCAGTTTTTAACGGAAAAACAAGTAGATGAGTTAGCATTGCTCGTCGATGAATTCGATATCAATGTGATATGTTATGGGCTTAGAACAGATTTCCAGACACATCTGTTTCCGGGTAGCCGGCGTCTTTTCGAAATCGCCGACACGTTTGAAGAAATAAAATCCCAATGCGAGGACGGAAATAAAAATATTTTCAATGCGAGGATTGATCAAAACGGGAATATTGTAACAAGCGGCGAACAGATACAGGTTGGAGCAGAAGACAATTACAAGTCTGTAAGCCGAAAGGAGTATGGCAGAATGAAATTTTTAAAAAGCAAAGGAAACAATGGAGACAACGATTAAAAGTCTTTTCGATGAAAGCCATGACATTTATTTCACCGGTGATATTGAAGAAAGTACGCTTGAAAAATTGGAAAAGGATATCTGTGAAATAAAACAGAGAGACGAAAAAATTATCAGGAATAACAAGACTATTTTAGAAAGCGCGGGAATATATGCGTCTGATTTCAAACTGCCTGAAATAAACATTTATCTTTCCACTTATGGCGGCGTCGTGTATGATGGACTTGCAATTTATGATTTAATCAAGTCCCTTACAAGAAAATATACTGTCAACATTAAAGTAGTCGGAAAAGCAATGTCTTGTGGAATATTCGCACTGCAGGCAGGGACAAAACGGTACGGCTCCAAAAATTCAACATATCTCTATCACGACATTTCGGGGTTCAAAATCGGAAAATTGGAAGACATAAAAGAATCTACAGAAGAATGGAAGAGGCTGAGAGATAAAATAGATGACATAATCCTTTCCAGAACAAAAATTACAAGAGAAATGCTCGACGAAGTAGTCAAGTGCAAAAAGGATTGGTTCATGGACGCTGAAACCGCGCTTGAACTCGGTGTCATTGATGAGATTATTGACTAATACAGATGCGGTTTAATGAAGAATAATTAACATTTTAATAAGAAATAAATATGGCAGCTAAACAACCATTAAAGAAAAAAGAAGTCCCTTCATTCAGCGTGAAGGATTTTAAGGCAAATTTCCTCGGAGAAAAGGTAGGAAAGGTTGCCGATAAGGAACTCGAATGGGTTATTATGCCCAAGGCGTTTCAGGAAGCAACGAAACTTCCCGGATTTCCTCTCGGAAGAACGAGTGTAGTAAGAGGTTGGACGAACACAGGTAAGTCAACGCTTAAGAACCTCGCGATTGCTGCGGCTATGAAGCAGGGTATTCTCCCTGTTATTTTCGAGACAGAGGGAAATTTCGATTTCCAATATGCAAAGGATTGTGGAATGGATATCGAACCCGTTTACGGAAACGATCCTGAAACAGGCGAATATGGAATCGTTGACTGGGAAGGAGATTATGTTCTCTTTACCCCTACTAAAATGTGCGAATTCTGTGGCGATATGGATTATTCCAAGGGTGAAAAGACAAAGAACAAGCGAGACGTGGCTGTTATTGAAGATATTGGTTATATTATCAATACATTCCTTGACGAACAGCATAACGGCAATATTCCAATGCCAATTCTTTTCATTTGGGATTCAATCGGAAGTATTCAGTCTTGGAAATCTTACACAAGTAAGAGCGGCAACAATATGTTCGACGCTGGTGCAATCAACGCAACCTTTAAGCCTATCTTTACAAGAATTGCGGCTTCTAAGGAAGTTGGTACACCGTACACCAATGGTATGATTGCTATTAACAAGATTTGGAAGGACAGTCAGAATAGTATGGGTGGCGCAACCGCAATCGCAAACAGCGGTGGTGAGGCTTTCAAGTACGGTTGCCGTCTTGGTATCCATGTTGGTGGTGTTGCTACGCAGGGTACCAAGAAACTTAAAGCAACTGTAAAAGGTAATGAAACCGAGTATGGCACCGTTACCAAGATTTCTGTTTACAAGAATCAGCTTCCGACTCCTTATAACGTAACGTACAGCGGTACAATGTGTTGCGTTCATAACGGAATTATTACCGAGAACGATATTAACGATTATAAGAAGAGTGAACTCCCGAAGATTCTTGCTATGAAGAGCGGAATGGATGAGAATATTACCGAGAGTGATATTACATTCTCAGAGGTTGGCAAGGTTTCGCAGGAAGTGGTTCCAATCGAATAGGAAAATTCCCGAATAGTAGGTTTACTGTTCGGGTTTTTGCTTTTCGATGTATTCGTTGCGAAGCCTTACGACTATCTGTCAATCATTATTGATGGTGGCGTTCCGTTCTACGATAAGGAAAATAAGAAATGGATTCCAAAG